GTTTAAAACATAAACATCAATCCAAGATTTAGTTTTACCTCGTATAATATTTTTATAATAATTTTCTGTAAGGTTACTTTGGTTTTCAGATTTTGTATTCATATCATAACCATCTATTTCATTTTCTGTATTTTTAATTTCTAACATAGCAGGAGGTTGATTAAAAAATTTCCAATTATCAGGTTTAACTAACATCTTAGCTTCTTGTTTAGTTATGTAATCAGGTATAACTGTTTCACCTGCAAGTATAGCCCACCAATGATCTGTATCAGGTGGGTTAGTATCTGCTATAACTCCATACCAACTTGGGCCACCATCTCTCATAGATGGAAATCTACCTACCCTCATTGAACAAGCATCTACAATAGACTTAGGTATTTCTCTTGCTTCATTAATCCATACACCAGTAAGTTCTAATGATAATAATTTTTTTACATCTTCAGGTCTATCAAGTGCTAGAAAGATTACTTCTAATTCAATATCACCTTTAGATATTTTATGAGTATAGGGAACACTCCATTGAAATCTACCAAAGTTTTCTTCAGGAAACCAATCAAGCCATGTTTTAATTGTTGTAGTTTTTAATTGTGGGTTTGTATTTCTTATAACAGCCCATCTTGATTTACGCTTACCATCTTCTGATGGCTTCTGACTTATGGCTCGTTTAATTATTTCTATGCAACAAGCAACAGATTTACCACTACCAACTGGCCCTCTTAATCCTCTAAAAAAACTTTCGTCTTTTAAAAAATTTTTTAGAGTAGCCCCATCTGGCTTATAGTTCAGTGATCCCATGATCTATTGCTAACTTAATAAGTTTCTCTCTAGTTTGTGGTGTTATTGATTCTATTATACGATCTGCTTCTTTGTCTGTAAAATTTTCTTTTGGATAATGTTTCATATGATTGTTCTTAACAACAAGTCTTAATGCTTTCAAATGCTTAATTGGGATTTGTGTATAGATGCTCATGTTCTATAGGCTTTTGTTTTCTTAGCTATAGAATTAGGTTGCTTACTAAATTGTTTTCCTTTAGATTGATCCGCTCTTTTTTTTGCAGAAGTACGAGCATATTCTCTAGCTGATAAAGATTTAATTGCTTTCTCAGGTAAATATCTTTCTCCAGTTTTAGATGATGGTTTTCCTGACTTAGTTCTCCATTTTTGTTTTGACCATTTAGATAAGGAGTTGCTAGACTTCTTTGCTCCTGAATATCCACCACCAGCTTTTTTATAGGCTTTAACTGCGGCTTGTGCTTTTCTTGCTGACCATTGACCAGCTTTAGTACCATGAGAAGATTGTGCTTTGATCCTTGCAACAATCCTCTTCCATAGAGCAGGTTTTGATTTCTTTGCAACACTCATACTTTATCCTGTTATGTTCTTTCCACTCGCACTCTTCGTACTCATTGTTGTAATCATATTCTTGAAAAGAACCTGCATTAATCATCCATTCCTATACTTGTTGTTTAGTAATGACTGCTTTAGCCATTTGTGTTGCTTGTTCTTTAGAATGACCTTTAAGCATTTTAAACTCTACATACTGGTCAAATGCTTTACTATATTCTTCTTTAAGAATTTTCTTTTCCGACTCTACTATGTTGTTCGCTGTTTTCTGATTGCGAAGCAACCTCTTCATAGACTTGCTGTTCTTGTGGGCTTCTTTTTCGGATTGCTCTTGATTCTTCATAGTTTCTCCTTGAGTTGTTTGATCCATCAGGGTTGTCTGTCTTTGGTGTGAATTTCCTCATTATAGTCCTCGTATGTTGTTCTCGTACCTTTTGGGGTAAAAAAATTTTTAAACTCTTCTTCAGTTAAAACATTTTCTTCTAAAAGTTCGCAATCACCTTTAACCCAAATACGAACCCAATATTTACGCACTTTTCATTTTCTTTTTCTTTTTAGCCATCATTATTTTCTTCTTTAATGCGGCAGGTAATTTCTTTTGCTTACCTTTCATCTTAACTTCTCCATATGATTTAGCGTTTGTAGGCATTATGCTTTTCCTTTCTTTTTTTTGTTTTTTAATCTCATAGATATATTCTTAGCTTTCTTTCTTGCGTCTGCTTTTGATGACGCACCCCATACTTTTAAGCTAAGTAATAATCTAGTTGGCTTTCCATTCTTGTACTCTGGGCCAGCCATGTTACCCATTCTAGCAAGGAATGCCGCTCTTCTTGGGTTATCTCCACTCTTAACTGGGGGCTTTAGAGTACCACCTTTATAGGATGCACGACCTTTAGCATTCAGTCCGCCTTGAGGATTCTTACCCTCTTTCCTTGTCCATGCTGGTGATTTGTAAGCCATAATATTTAGTAGCACAAATTGATCGAACCTTAAAGAGTTATATTGTGTGTCCACCCCCACTAGCAGGTTGCAGTCTTTGGTTTTTGAACCCCGCCTGTCACTGAGAGGAGGTAACCCTGTGATTTCTACGATAAGTCTATGTTGATGGAGAAATCACCACCAACCAAGTGTTGGTGTTTCTCAGGGGCTTTGAAACCTGCTCTATCGAGTATGTCTTTGGATGCTTCCAACTGGACATACTCACTCTTAGCCCCCTGAGAAAGGGTTACCAATCTCGAAGCGGCTTTCGCTGAGTTAAGCCCAAGCGACCTTTGTATCTCTTGCATCATATAAGCCTGTACTTCAGGTTTTCGTAGCATCCTTGATGCACTAACACGAGATGAATTACCCTTGTAACCAGCGAGTTTTGATGCCTCAGTGATACTACATCCTTTTGATACGAGTGTATCAACTAGCAATTTCGCTTTGCCTGTAATTTCTCTGTTTGGTACACTCGAAAGTGATGTCAGCTTTGGAATTAACTTGGTCATATTAAACGCAATCAGAACCTCTATCTGGTACCTAAATGGTACTTTCAGGTAGTATAGCGGTGATCTGATGTTGTGTCAAGCCACCGACAATAAGACCCATATATAGTGGCTCACACAAAGTTACTGCGTTTAGTTTCTAGTCATAGTCCTCCTTTTGGATGAATTTAACTTTGCCAAAGTAAATTACACACAACAATTAGGGCGACCACAGGCAAGGAGTGGTCTTCAAGTATTAAATCGGCTCCCACCCCCCAAAGTATTAGAGGGGGGATACCCCCCTCCCAATTTAACACTTGACCTATTGTTGTGGCAATTTACGCCGAGTTTGGCAAGTTAATTCATAAACCAAAAGGAGGATACCATGAAGAAACTTATAAACGCAATAACTACAATGTGTGACCACTATGAGGGTCTGTCATTGTCGGAGAACCCAACATCAGATACCTATACACCTGTTAAAGGATATTTAGAGAATCAGATAAGAGGTTCGGTAATTGCTTATAATACAGCAGTTAATCTAATTTCTGACATCAAGATTCGAGTTAAGAAACTTGAGAGAAATTGGACAGGAAGCGAAATTGAAGATGTAAATCTACAAAGAAATGTAGTTGCATTAGAAAAACTCGCTGACCAATTAGTTGCTCACGAGCAAGTAATTGATGCTTGTAAAAGCATTTACAAGGAAAGAATCGGTGTAGATTATACTCCAAGAGTTAAATCTAATCCTGATTCTGCGAAAGTTACTGAATCAATGTCAGAACTTTCAGCGATAATGACTAAGTTATCTAATGTTAAACAATTAGTTGCATAGATAACTTTAAGATCAAGCGATCTTTAACTAGGTCGCTTGGTCTTTTTTTATGCTCAATTGCTTGTATTGACAATATAGAACAAACTATATACAATACAACTTGAAATATGGAAAGGAGAACAAGATGATCTTGTTTAAAGGAAAGGCTAAAGACTTAGCAAAGTCTGATAGCATTAGAAAACATCTATCAAAAAAGTTTGGTAAAATTCTACCAAAAAATTTTACAATCAAGGAGTTAGAATGTTTAATCAAGACAAATCAGAAGTAGCACATTGTGTTACTAAAGCAAAAGAAGAATTAGATAAATCGTTTAGTCGTTTAGATAAAGCGATCTATTCTAAAATACAAAACACTTCTGATATTCAAGAACTTAAACGAGCATACAACATATGCTTAGAGATGAAGTGCTTGGATCAAGAAGTGTTTAACGCAATCAATAATCAAATCAAAACATTACAAAAAAAATATGATGTTTAATACAGAAAGGAAACAATGAAAAAAATAAGTCTATTAGATACTAAAGGAAAATTGTTTTTTAATATAAACTTAGAACCTAATTTTTCTTTTTTAGATAAACAAATAATGTTTTCTGAATTACAGGGAAACATAAAGTCAATCAATCCTAATGATAGAAAAAATTTAAGATTATTTTGTAAAAATATTATTAGGTTTTGTGATGGAGCATAAATGGAAACTGAAGATATAGAAAGGGAGGATCAAATGAGTCAAGCAATTTACAATGCAAGTAGAAATGAAAATGCTACTCAAAAAATTTGCGAGGGTGTGTTTGAATACCTTAGATTATCTTGTCCAAAACACGAAAGAGAATATTGGAAAGAGGTATATCAAAAAGCAAATGCATCTCGTAAAGGATGGAAAAAATTGTTGGAGGTTCTATGATAGAAGACCCATCAATATATGAAACTATCTTAACATACATAACAATAGCAATAGTCTTTGGCTTTTGGATGTTGTTAAGATTATAACTATAAAGGAGGAACAATGCCAAATAAGACGCAAGAAGTCATTAATGCATTGACCAAAAAAGTTTTGCACCTGATGAAAACTGAAGGTTCAAAATGGACTAAGTCGTGGGCTAATAAAACTTTCGTTTCGGTAGATGGCTGGGAGTATTCAGGAATTAATACTCTTTGGTTATCATTTACTGGATATAAAAGATTAGTTTATGGAACTTATAAACAATGGGCAAAGCATCAATGCCAAGTTAAGAAAGGAGAAAAATCTACAAAGTTAGTATTCTTTAAACAGTATATTAAAGATGCTGAGTTTGAAGATAAAAGAAAAGTCATCAGACTAGCAAGAGCCTTTGATGTATTCAACATTGAACAAGTCGAGGGTAACATAGAAAAGTTTGTTGGCTTTGATACTAAAACAAATTTAGTAAATGATATTGATAAAGCAGAAACTTTTATCAGTAATACTAAAGTAAAAATTCAGGATGGTACTAAGGCTTGTTACATACCAAGCCAAGATTATATAACTATGCCTACTAAAGATAGTTTTATAAATACTCAACACAGTACCGCTACTGAAAACTATTACACTACATTACTTCATGAACTGACCCATTGGACAGGTCATAAAGACAGGTGTAATAGAGAGTTGTCCACAAGATTTGGTTCAACAGACTATGCTTTTGAAGAGTTAGTTGCTGAACTAGGTTCTTGTTTTATGGCAACACATCTAAACATTACATCACATCCAAGAGAAGATCACGCACATTATCTTAACTCGTGGATTAAATGTTTAGAAGAACACGAAGATGCAATATGGAAAGCATCTTCACTTGCAAGTAAAGCTATGGAATATTGCAAGTCATTACAACAATCACAAACAACAACAATCAAGGAGGTTGCATAATGGGTGATAGAGTAAGCATACAATTCGTACAAGAAGTACCGAATTGGGATGATGAAAAGAAAACACATACTGATAAATCAGTTGTACTATTTCATCATTGGGGAGGTGAGTGGTTTCCTAAACTCGCTGAAGAGTGGGTAAATAATCACAATAAATTATTGGCAAATGATAGAGGAGAAAACTTTAGTTGTCCTATATCAAGAATGGATGTCAATAATTTGATGATGCAATTCATTAGATTTTTATCAGAACATTCTGACTTTGATTCAGGATGGGCAGTAAAAATAGATCAAAAATCTTTTGATAATAATACAGTACCAAGAAACAAAAACTACTTCACTTCATCATTGTATCTAGGAAAAGATAGTAATGATGGTGATAACTCAGATAATGGTCATCACGAAATATATGTTCCTGAACCATTAGTCTATAAAACCAAAGGAGGAAAAGTCGCATGAGTAATACATTCTATAAAAATGTAGGTAGATGGATAAGATTAACTAGGGAATCTTGTCCAAAAAAAGTTACACAAACCAAGTTAGCAAATCATCTTGGTGTAACTTTTCAACAGATACAAAAGTATGAACAGGGAAGAAACTGTATTCCTATGTATAAGTTTGTAAAAGTCTGTGAGTTTTTTAACAAGTCAATCAATTCTGATATGATGAGAAACTTTGCAACAGAAAATTATACAGTAGCAATCAAAGGTTCACCAGCATACTTTGAATCATCAATAGCAAATAAGGAGGAAACAAATGAGCAACAATAACTTATCAATCAAACCACTTGATAAAAGAAATGGTATGATAAATCTAACTGATGATATGTTGTTTAGATTTGATGATATACAAAATGCTTGTATCAAACTTGGTTATGATAATCATAAAATGTTAGATGAACTTACAGGTTTTCCAAATGGTGAAGACAAATGTGTAGGTATTTTATCCAAAGGAGAAAACAAATGATCGATAAATGCACAGGTTGGGCTATTGTTGCTACAATGGAAAGACCCAATAAAACTTGGTACACAGAAACTATCACAGATATTGATGATAGCACAGCATCTATAGTTGATGATTTTTTAACAGAGTATTGTGAATTAAAGGAGGAAACAAATGATACCAAAAGCTAATTATCAAATAGCTTGTGATGAAGTTGTTGATGAGTTTAAAAACTTTCACGAAAAAAATCCTGAAGTTTATGAACTCTTTAAACGATTTGCTTTTGAAGCAATCAATAAAGGTCATGTCAGATTATCTTCTGAGATGTTAATTAATCGTATCAGATGGGAAACAAGTGTAGTTACTACTGATAAAGATTATAAAATAAACAATGACTATAAACCTTTTTATTCAAGAATGTTTATGGCAGAATATCCTCTGCACAAAAACTTCTTTAGTCTAAGAGGAAGTCATGCAGATAGTTTAGATTGGAAAACATATGTTGTACAAACTGCTGGTTCAACAGCTTAAGAATAGAAGAAGAGCATTACTATTATCAAGTCAAGAACTCGCACAAAAAATAGGTGTTGCTGACTCTCTCATAAATGCGTGGGAGAGTCACAAGAAAATACCTAACGCAACTAACTTTATCAATTGGGCTAATGCTTTATCTTGTCAGGTATCAATACATCAAAGATCAATACCTGTAGATAATTTTAAACCAAGTCAAGAAACAATTGAATACTTAATCAAAGAATATGGAAGTGAGGTAGATATAAATTATGAAGAGAAACAATTCGTTGATTACTACAAAAGTAATGCAACTCTTAAAGCAGACTGGGATGCTTTCTTCAGAACATGGGTCAGAAGATCAGTCCAATTTAATAACACTAGAAGACAAACTCAAACATTCAACAATCCATATGATTCCAAATCTGTTCAAGAAAGACGCAGACGAATCTATGATGTTGCAAATATGGGAGATAAGACAACAGTTAAGAAACTTGGAGAACACTAAAACTATAACTGTTAATAAAGAAATTCTTGCTAAGATAGAAACTATGAGCAAGAAATTAAAACCTTGTTCACGAAAAGATATAGCAGTTTGCATAGAAATAATTGCTAGTACCTTTTCAATAAACATACCTAATGAAGTAGGGTTAGAACAATACTTTAAAATACTTCAGAAATACCCAGCACAACTATTGGCTGAGTGTACTGATGATATTATTAAAACATTTCAATACCCAAGACTTCCATTACCGAAAGAGTTTATAGATAGAATGGACACTAACTTTGAATATCACAAGGGTTGGTTGCAAAGGATATGTGAAGATATTTATAAACTTGAAATTAAAAAACAAAATGCTAATATAAATAAAACAAAGGAGTAATAAACTATGAATATAGCAGAAGTTAAAAAGACTCCAACTGAAATGCTAGATCGAAACACAGGTCTTGGTGGCAGTGATGCTAACAGAATTATGCGTGGAGATTGGCATACACTTTGGTTAGAGAAAACCAATAGGCAAGAGCCTGAAGATTTATCTTGGAATCTTGCAGTACAAATTGGTTTATATACCGAAGAAGTGAACAGATTATTTTTTGAGAAAGAAAGTAATATTGTTTGCAAAGAACCTTTATACTTACCTGAACAACATAAAGTAATTAACCGAAAAGATTTTCAGTATGCAAGTTATGATGCAATTGCTTATGAAGAAAAAGCAGTTGTTGAATTTAAACATACTAATTCTAATAACACATTAGATAATTGTATCAGTACATATATGCCTCAGATACAACATTACTTAATGGTTAGTGAATATAGTCACGCATACTTATCAGTTATCTTTGGCAACAATCGTTATGAGTATTGTAAGATTGATGCAGACAAAGACTATCAAAAGAAATTGTTTGAGATTGAACAATCATTTTGGAGTTATGTTAAAGAAGATAAAGAACCTGAAAAATTAGACACTTCAGAATTACCTAAACTTGCTGGTGCAATTAAGATCAATGATATGAAGACAATTGATTTTGATGCTCAGCGAGATAATCAGTTTCTATCATACGCAAGTAAATGGATAGAAACAAAACCTGTAGCAGAAGAACACAAATCACTTGGAACTATACTTAAAGGATATGTTCCTGATGATTGTCGTAAAGCAACAGGCGGTAATGTAGTAATCAGTAGAACTAAAGCTGGTTACTTAACCATCAAACAAAACACCAAAGGAGGAAAGTAAGATGGCTAAACCACTAGACGAAAGAGTAAAACAAATACTCAAGAAACTTGACTTCAATCCTAATGAATGTCTTTGGGATTGTCATGGAACTTGGGTTATGTATCATAGATATATTGAGATTGCAGGTGCAAAGAACTCAGTTAATTATGATCTACACGAAATAGAAACTAATTCTAAAGATGGAATAGTTTGTATTAAATGTGTTGCTAAAAGAAATGGCGACACAGTTATCACTTATGGAGAAGCAAGTCCTAAGAATACTAGGAATGCATATCCTTATGCTATGGCTGAGAAACGAGCAGTCGATAGAGCAATCTTAAAACTATTAGGATTACATGGCTTTGTCTATTCAGAAGATGAAATGGATTTAAGTCAAACTAATTCTAATACTAATAATAATAAGATTGGTGCAAGTGATAGCGAAGTATTAGAAAAATTCCAACAGGAAATAGATACCGCAAAGAACCTGAAAGTCCTTAAAGGATTTGGAAAGATGTATGAAAAGGCTATGACTAAAGCAAAGGTTGATAGCCCAGCAATATATCAACATACCAAAACTAAATATACCGATAAATTAAACGAGTTAAATGGAAAGGAGTCTAATGTATAACTCAATCACAATCGTAGGAAATCTAGGTCGTGATCCTGAAATAAAAAAAACTACTAAGGGTGGCAACTATGCCATCCTTAGTGTGGCAACACACAGGAAAATGGCTAAAGAAAAACAAACTGAATGGCACAAGGTAGTCGTTTGGGATGAAAAACTAGCAGAAGTATTGCAGAAATATACTAAGAGCGGAAGCAAAGTATTGTTGCAAGGCAGACTAACATACAGAGAATGGACAAACCAAGAGGGTAATAAAGTTAGGAATGCTGAAATCCACTTAGATAGATTTGAAAGCAAGATGGAATTGCTGGATAGCAAAGGCGAATCAAAAGCCTCTCATTTTGATGAGGAGGGTTTTGATGAGATGGTTAAAACAACCCCTAATAATGAAGAGGACATACCATTCTAATGACCAAGAACCAACTCAAAGTATATAACTTTTATAAGAAGTACATTCTTGAAAATGAAATATGTCCGAGTTTTGATGAAGTAGCATTAGCAATAGGAATAAAAAGTAAATCTCATGTTTATACTATTGTTGATGCTCTCATTAAAAAAGATTACCTAAAAAAAATAGGTAAGTATGGTGATGCAAGACGCATCATTATTAATCGTGACTATCAGAAAGGAGGTATAAAAATTGGAAAGACAGGAAGTTAAACAAGAAGCGTTTATAATGGCTGACCATTTATGTAGAGATGAAACTTCTATTAGAGATAAGTTAGCATATTATATTCAAAAATCTTGGGATGCTTTTCCTATCCTTAAGTTAAAAGATACTAATTCAATTCTTAAGGATAAGCAAGAGATGGATAATCCTTGTGAGTAGTAAAAGCAAACAAAAAGGTTATAGAACTGAATATAACTTAGTCAAAAAGTTTCAAGCAAATGGGCTTGATGCTAAGAGGCAGGTACTGTCTGGTGCTTTGCCTGAACATCCACACGATATTAAATTAAAAAATCCTGATATGATTATAGAAGTTAAAGCAAGAAAGAATGGTGCTGGTTTTAAAACTCTTAAGAGATGGATGGGTAGTGCTGATGCTTTAATTTTACATGAAGACAATGATGAATCTATGGTGGCGGTAGGCTTAACTACTTTTATAGATTTGCTTTTGCATCATTCTGAATATAAAAAACCTTATGAACAAATCATAAAGGAAAAACAAAAAGAATATGAGCAGAGCAAAAGGGATTGGATTACTAACAAAAGAAAAGAAATTCGTAAGGCGGAAAGGCAGACACTCAAAGAGGCCAAACAAAAGTTTTACCAAAAAAAAATATAGAGGACAGGGTCGTTAGGTTTTAGTTACCTTAACACCTCTGCATTCAAACTTAACTGCAAGTAATTCTTCATTAACTTTTTCTTCTCCTGTATTCATCATATAAGAATAAGCCTTAACATAGCCATCAGTAATACATTCAAAGTAAGTATTGAACTCAATAGGTACTATATGTTTTTCTTTTACAACTGGGGATTGATCTAAAAAACTCACAAGATATAAGATCAATACATATTTCATTAGAACAAAAGTAGAATTACCCCTAAAACTGCAATAGCAATCCATACAGCATACCTTTTCTTAGCGGGTATGTCAGGTCGGAAAAGCCAAAGATCATCAATTCTGAGTGCTTTAAATGCGTTTTTGAGGTGTCTTTTACCCTCATCTATATAGTGATTTATTTTTTCCATTTGTCTGCTACCTTTTCTGCTGATCTTCCAACAGTATATCCACCTATACCAATCATAATAATATTAAGCAAACTATTTTGTACTGATTCAGGTATGTTAGGTGCTGTGAATCCAAACCAATGAGCCACCATAAGACCAGCAAATGTAAGCATCATTAATGGTCGCCAGTTTCTTTGTAAAAATCCACCCTTTGCTTCAGTTTCAATTATCTTAGCCGCACCCTCTAGTTCTTTTAACTCACCAGCAAGTAATTGTTCTTGTATCTTAGCTTTAATTTTATCACCATCTGTTTTGTTATCTATAACTTTATCTATAGTTTTAAATAAACTTCCTACTATTGGTGTAATAATATTTAACATAAGTTATCCTATTCTATATCGTTGTAAAATAAATGATCTCCTATTTCAGCACAAGGTGTTTTTCCCTCTGCCCATTTGGGAGATATAGATTTTGTATGGTAGTGTGTAGCACCATTGGTATTATCATCTATAACATTTTTACTAAAATAATATGACAGGCTTAGACACTTGCAAAATGCATCATCTCTCCAATCAAGTTCTAAAATTTTTTTATAATTTGGATCATTTTCATTCCAGCAACTAAACTGCCATTTCTTTAAACAAACAGTTTTTACACTATGTCCATACCAAGTTTGTGCTTTTACTCTGTTCATAATAACATTACCTACTGCAATCATTCCCTCATCTCCTTGATTTCTAGCTTCACCCCATAGAGTTCCAGCCATTACAGTAATATCATCAAATGTTTCCATTAGTGGAATGTTTTTTGTTCAGATTTAAAATCTATATTATGTAAATCATCCATAAATTCTTGTGCATGAACAGGTGATTTGAATCCAATAGCACGAATAACTATTTCATATGTACCATCTTCTTTTTCTGAAATTTCAAATGAGTAAGGTACACTATAATCTATCATTTTAATCTATCTCCTAACTCCATCATAGTTACTATTGCACCTATAACAGCACCAATCCAAAAAATAACTTTAACACCGCCTTTACCCATAGCGACTTGTTGTTTTAATTCTACAATGTCTTTGTGATTTTGTTCTACATCTTTATGTAGATGATCTATTTTCTCGTAAATATTTTTAAGAGTAAAAGTTTGTACAGATATTTTTTTTGATCTTGGTTTCATTCATCTGTCCATTTTTTATTTGTAAATTTATTATATTGTTCTTTACTATATTCAGTAACATCATTAACATAATCATTAGCAAACTTTTTAACCTTATCGTAATATTTAATACAATTATTTTTATATTTTTTATAATCAAAGAACATATTATCCCAATCTTCAAACCAATTATTAAACATAGTTTACTCCTCTGTTATTAATTCCCAATTTTGTATTGTTTCGTTCCAATTATAAATTTGACCATCATCAGGATATGCAACTGGTGCTTCCCATATACAAGTAGTTTCATTTAATGTCCAAGATGGATAAGGTTTTGGTGGAATAAAAGCATCTTTATCTTCATCATAAGTATAACCTATTCCTGCGTGATTTTTTCTTAAAGGTGTTCCTCCTAATTTATGAATACCACCAATCGTATTGTAAGATGTTTGTTTCCATATTGGATAACCAGTTAGTTTAGTTAAAAAATCTATTCCAATAGATTCTTGTTCTATACCATTAGCATCTTTTAATACTTCATTATTAACTGAAAGAACTTCAATTACTTTATTGTTTAATCCTATTTTTGCAAAACTTGCCATAATTTATCTCCTATGCAGTATAACTTCCACTTCCTGTAAATTTTAAAACTTTGTATGAACCATCATCTGAAACTGTTGGACTTCCTGTTGTTGTGTTTGTATAATTTGAAGCTAAAAGACGAAGTATTACTACTCCTTTACCACCTGCACCACTATTACCAGCAGAGAAAGTAGCACCTCCACCGCCACCACCAGTATTTGCTGTACCTGCTGTGGCATTTGCACCAGAAGTATTAGTACCAGCACCGCCACCACCAGCACCTCCAGAACCAGCAGTACCACCTCTAACACCACCTCCGCCACCACCAGCGTAAGTTACACTAGAACCTGTTATTGAGTTTGCTGTTCCATCACCACCATTGCCACCAGCACCTGCGGGAGCATTACTACCAGCTTGAGAAGCACCGCCACCACCTCCGCCTCCATAAGGAGAACCTCCATAAGCATTACCACCATTATTACCTTGACTTGGTGTTACACTTGGAGTGTTACCAGAACCACCTGCACCTCCAGATGTTCCTCCTGCATTAATAGAACCTCCGCCACCAGAGCCACCATCAGCACCAACTCTACCTGAAGAATTATTTGTATCAGTTCTAAATGCACCACCGCCTCCACCAGCAGATGTAATTGTTGTTAAACCTGAACCTGAAATTGAGGAATCAGAACCGTTATTACCATGAGTTCCATTACCACTACTTTGACTTACAGAAGCACCACCATCACCTACAGTTATTGTAATTACTGTTCCTGAAGTATAAGATTGAGTTGATGTTCTATAACCACCAGCACCTCCGCCACCACCATCATCAGCACCACCTGAACCTCCACCAGCAACAACTAAAAATTCTATTTGTAAAGGTGCATTAACAGTTATTGAGTAATTTCTTGTAGCACTTTCTGAACCATCTGTTGCTGTTACTGTAAAATTATAAGTTTGGTCTGATACTTCAGCATCAGCTGTACCACTCCAAGTACCATTTGAATTTAAAGTTAATCCTGTTGGTATTGAACCAGAAGTTACTGAAACTGTTGGTGTGCTTTCTTCATCTGAAAATGAAATTGCTGTAAGATTTGATGATGACCTATCGCTATCTAATAAAGTACCAAGAGAACCAGAAGCAGTTGAAAATACTGGTGCATCATTAATTGACAATGCGTCTGCTAGTGTTGCTGATAAACCAGAAAGATTAGTTATAACTATATCATAAGGCTCATTAGATGCTGTTAAATTTGTAGGTGTTGTAATTGTAACTTGTGTATTACTATTTCTTGTTGTTGAAACAGGTGAATATTCTGTTGCGTCATTTCCTATAATTTTAGCGGTAACTGTACTTGAAAAATTAGAACCAGTAATAACAATCGTTTGGCTTGAACCTAATACACTTTCACCTAAACTTGTAGGAGATATAGAAGAAACTGTTGGTGGTGCGTCTAAACTTTTAAATTGTGTACCATCATAATATTCAGCTAATCCAGTAGTCGTATTAAATCTAATTTGACCTGCTGTACTACCTCTTTGTGCTGTAGTACCTGTAGCAATTTTAGTACCCTCAGTACCAGTATCTACTATATTAGTAGTATCTTTAAATTTATCTTCTTTTAATGTTTTATAATTAGACATCTTTTAATAACCATCCTTGTGTTGCATTATAATATACTAATGTAAATCCTGCTCTTTCAACATCTACAGTCATATCTTGTGCAAGACCTTGAATATTATGACTATTTCTTCCTACTGTCAAATTGTTGGTATCAAATGTACCACTTACATCTAAAAAATGTATTTCATCTCCTATTGTTGCAGAACTAGGTAATGTAGCTGTAATAGCTGTAGATGTTGTATCTATAAAATAATTTTTTCTTGCTTCTGCTGTAAAATTTGCAGTTTTACTTTCCCATATTGCACCTAATGCTGATGCAGGTAATCTTGCTTCTGCAATAGTTCCTGAAGTTAATTTTGATGTATCTAAATTTGGAATATCTGATGCAACTAAATTTAATCTAGCTGATGGTACTGTACCTGAAGATAAATTAGATGCATTTAAAGATGTTAAACTTGAACCATTACCTGATAAATTTGTAGAAGTAATGTTACCAGTAATATTAAGATTACCAGTTCCAGTAATATCGTTTGAGTTTAAATCTAAATTTCCACCTAGTTGAGGTGTGCTATCTTGAGCCAAATCTGTAATTCCACCTGCTGTAATTGTTTGCCAAGAAGAACCATCATAATATTTAAGTACAGAACCAGTTGTATTAAATGCTAAATCTCCTGCATCTAAACTTGTTGTGGGGTCTGATGAAACAACTCTATATCTATCTGCAAAAGAATTAACTCCTGCAATATTAGAAGCTACATCTTGAACATTTACGATATTTGTAGCTACAGTACCGATTGTATTAGAACCAGTTAAATCAGTAGCAACAGTACCAATAGTATTTGTACCAGTTAAATTAGAAGCTATTGTAGATATATTAGCATTTGCACCTGCAACAGTTTGAAGATTGTTAGTTGGTGAAATTTGTCCTGCAACAGTAGAAATATCTGCTGAATTAAATCCTGCTAAAGTTGTAATATCTCCACTAATAGCACCTAAAGAAGTAATTTCACTATTTAGTCCTGCTACTGTACTAATATTATTTGTTGGTGATATTTCACCTGCTACAGTTGATATATCTGTATTGTTATTTGCAACAGCAGTAATATACGAATTAATTGATGCTACTGTAGAAATATTATTAGTAGGGGTTATTTGACCTGCTACAGTTGCAATATTTGGAGCGGCAATAGCTACTGTTGAAATATTGTTTGTTGGAGATATTTGACCTGCGACAGTAGTAATATTTGTTGAATTATTCCCTGCATTAGAAACAGCATTAGTTGCAACTGTTCCATCTTCTATATCTGCTAAAGTTTGAATATCTGCGGTGTCTGTAGCAACTGTATTAATATCATTAATATTTGTAGCAACAGTACCAATAGTGTTTGAACCTGTTAAATTTGTAGCAACAGTTCCAATATCTGTAGCATCATTTGCAACAGCAGTTACATCTGCTGAAATTGTATTAACTCCAGTAATATCTGTTCTAATATTATATAAAGCAGAAA